CTCTTGATTTTGCCATTCAGGGATAATTTCTAAAAGCTTCTGTTGACCATATTCAACTACTTGTTGAATTTGTGCCTGCTGTTTTACTTGTGCTTCTTGATAAAGCCTTTGTTGTTCAGCACTAACCGCAGTCAACTTTTCTTTCTTTTCATCCCAAAGCTGCTTTTCGCGAACATAACCAACAGGATCATCTTCATACAAAGTGTTCCAATCTGGTTCGTTAGCCAATTCGCCCTTTAACTGGGCCTCCATCTTCGGTAACAACTGCGAATAAATCGCATCTCTTTGCGCTAGTTCGGATTGTTTCTGCTCAATAGTTTTACGCTGTTGAGAGAGTTCTTGAGTTTTGCGCGTATAATCTTGCTGACGAGAATATCCATTGACGAGTTCCTCTTGCGTGACTTCTACCTCTTGGCCATCTACTTTTACAGTAAATGTTTGAAGTTGCGGAGCTTCCTCTTCAACATCGGTGTGTTCTTCATCCAGTTCTTCTTCATAGTCATCTTCTAACTCATCTGCAATCTCTTGATCAATTTCTTCATCAACAAATTCAGACTCATCTTCAATGACTTCTTCTACTACTTCTTCTGTTTCTGTGACCGCTTCTTCAACCTTATCCTCTTCAGGGGTTAAAAAACTTTCAAACATCGAGGCAGTAATTTCCTTATCAGTTTGTAAAGCAGTCGGTTTATCCGTTATTGCCATAATAAATACTCCTTATGTATTTAAGAGTATTTTAGCTTAATAACGTGTAAAAAGGGAAGGTTTAACCAATATTTCTAATTTTGTTAATATTGGCTTGTGTGAGCTTACCTTTCTCGGCAATGATACGCAGATGTCTTTCAACCTCTGGTAATAGTAATAATGACCTGTGGATATCTTCTCTAGCATTGACATCAGCTATCTCTCTTGAGTTTAACCAATGTGTTATATATTCTTGTTTTAGATTTTCTACTGCTTCTTTAAAAACATCAGATGTTAATATTTGCTCGGCTTGTGCAGCCTTAACTACTTCTTCGTGTGTTACTGACATTAAAATAATCCCATAGGTCTAGGTTGTGATATTGAAAAACTACCGCCAGTTGGTTGATTTAAACTAGCAAGTTGTTGTTCTAACTCTGCAATTCTTGTGTCATAAGGAGACAAATCTGGAGCTTGATAGGTTGGTATATTAATACCAGATATAGCTCTTTGTATATCTTCTTGCGTTACAAATTGTGATAAGTCTGGTGCTGTTGGCATGTCAATACCAGCTAAAGCGGCTTGGTTGGCCGCTATTTGTGCCTGTAAATCACTTGGATCGAATTGTGGCATACCAGTTATTTGTTGTTCAAGGCCTCCAATTTGTTGTTGTAATCCTGTTGGGTCAAAACCTGGCCTTTGTTGTAAAGCAGTTATTTGTTTTTGCAAGCCTGTAGGATTAAATGTTGGTATGTCTTCTATCTTAGCAAAACCAGATAAGTCTGGAGATTGATAAGTGGGTATATCAATACCAGCTATAGCTTTATTAATATCATCTTGAGTCATAAAACCAGATAAGTCTTGCATTTGTTGTTCAGGTAAAGACATTAATATATCTTTCTTAAGCTGGTCTGGGTTGAACGTAGGCAAATCTTCTATTCTTGCAAAACCAGAAAGGTCTTGTTGTTCGTAAGTTGGTAAAGACATCATTATGTCTTTTTTAAGCTCGTCTGGATTAAACGTAGGCAAATCTTCTATTCTTGCAAAACCAGATAAATCAGGTGCTTTATATTCAGGAATTTCTATACCTTCTCTAGCTATATTTAGAAAATCATCTCTGTAATCTTTAATATCAAAACTTGGCAAATCTGTTATTTTTGCATAATCACTTAAGTTTGGTTCTTGATAAACAGGCAAATCTTCTCTTAATGCAAACTTGCTAAAGTCTGGAAGATCAAACTGATCTATAGAAAAATCTCTACCATTAGGTACATCAGGTATTAATGATGGTAAGTCTTGTTTAGTTACAAACTGTGATAAATCAGGTTCTTGATAAACAGGCAAATCTTCTCTTAATGCAAACTTGCTAAAGTCTGGAAGATTTAAATTTTCTATAGAAAAATCCCTACCATTGGGTAAATCATCTTTAGTTACAAATTGTGATAAGTCTGGTGCTTGTGGCAACCCAAACAAGTTAGTAAAGTCTATTCCTGAATCAGCTATATCTTGACGAATCTGCTCTATATCAAGATTGCCTATATCAAACTCTTGTGGTGGTACTTGTACTGGAGGTGCTTGTACTGGAGGTACTGTAGCAGGCATATTACCAAAGATGTTTCTTAGTGGAGGCATCTTATCTCTTCTGCCGCCAGGTATTGTTACGCCACCAATACCAGTTCCAAAAAAGCTAGGATCATCAGGTTCTTTGTATACAGGTGGAGGTGGAGTTATGCCAGCAGCTATATTTAGATCTGCTTGTGTATAACCACCTGGTTGTTCTGGAGAATAACTTACGCCTGGTGCAATAACTTGTGACATTGGAATACCACCAGCTATAGAACGAGCATATTGTTGACCAGTAATATAGGTTGGATCAGACAAAGGTATCGTATAGCTACCAAATTCATCTGGTCCTAACTGATTTTGTTGCTGCGTCATTCTTTTAATATTATCAATATAACTATTATAGTTTGTATTTTGTGTAGAACCGCCAACACTGCCAACTGCACCACCCAGTCCATCAAAATCTACTAAATCTCTTGTGTTTTCTAATTTTTTTGCCATAATTATTTTCTAGTTAGCTATTAGTTTATCAATTTTTTCGTCTAATTTGTCTAATCTGTCGAAAATTCTTTGCATATCTAAATGAAGATCTTGTTTGGTTGCGTAGCGTGTTGGGATTTCTTCTCTGGTTTTATTAACAAGTATTTCAACTCGTTTAACATCTGCCGCGTTAGTGCGGATGCTATAGATAATAGGAACATACACCAACGTAATAATTGCGTTCCAAAATAAAATAGGGTTGTCCATTAGTAACTCCAGATATGTGGTCTTGGTCTACCTTCAGAGTCTTTAGATATGTCTAAATGTATAAACCTAGCACCACCTTTTTGATTGACTCCAACACCAGTAAAACCATAATTTCTAGCCTTAGATAATATCTCTAAAGCTTGCTTGCCTCTTACACCTATGTCTGCTGCTAATCCAAGTGCGTGTGTACCTGGTTTAGACTTCTTTACTTCTACAGGGTGGTCGCCACACCTGTAACCACTTGTAATCTTAAAAGGGAAACCACAATCAGTTCTAAGCTTTTGTAGTTCATCTATAAGCTCATGCTCTATTTTGTTTTCTCCACAATGCTTACAAGCAAACTCTTCTAATGTGAAATTATCCCAACTCATTTTGCAACTCCTTTAGTTTTTTCAAAAGTTCTTAATCCACCAAGTCCTAACATACCCATTAGTACAGTCATTAGTGATCCCATGTCAAAGGATGGTAGTTGGAAAGATACACCAGCTGCCGAGAGTCCAAAGATAATGATAGGCTGTAATAAAAAATGATAAAGAAGAGCAATGCCGCAAGTCCAACCAACGAAGGGCCTCCAGCCAGCCACGAATAAAGACTTATGACCAGCTTCAATTTTATTAATTTCCACTTGTGCCATATTCGCTTTATGTAATTCAGTTTTGAGTTCATGGTTTAGCTTAGCTTGTAAATCCTTGTCGGGTATTAACTTATTAACTATGTCGCTTACTGGACCTATTAATTTATCAATCATTTCTTATTTTTCTTAGTTTTCTTCTTTGGTGGTCTACCTACTTTAGATCCGTATGTTCCTTTTCCTTTTGGCATTATAGTTCCTTTTTTATTGTATACACCTTCAAAGGTTTCTTTTTTCCTTTGACGTATATTTTTTTGTGAAAAACACCATTCTGTGTTTTCTTAATTGTAGCTTCGCCAATAAGTATGTCAACTCCTGCTTCCTTGGTTGCTGACTCTAAACGTGCTGCCGTATTGACCGCATCCCCTATGGCAGAGTAGTCAAACCTTGTATCAGACCCCATGTTTCCTATAACCGCATAACCAGTATTTACGCCTATACCTATCTCTATGCCTAAGTCAGCCTCTATCATTCCTTTGCGTATATCTATTGCAGCTTGCACGGCTTTCTTTTCGTGATCTTCTAAATCTAATGGAGCGTTAAATATAAACATACCAGCATCGCCAATAAACTTGTCTGTCATACCGCCTAATTTTTGTACAGCATTGACTTGGACTGTCAAAGCCTTATTCATAATCTCTGTAACTTCTTCTGGTTCTAAAGTTTCTGATAAAGATGTAAAACCACGAACATCTGTAAATAAGAATGTGCAATATCTTTTTTCTCCACCAAGTTTTAGTAAGTCTGGATTATCCTGTAATTCTTTAACTTGTCTTGGGTCAAGATAATGCTCAAACTGTTTTTTGATTTGTTGACGCAATTTATATTGTTTTTTGTAGCTTAAATAGAAGGCAATCGTAGAAACTAGGACCTGACATATAAAAGTCCATGTAAAATCCAATAAAACACCTTTGTGAACGCTATAAGCTTCTAAGAAGCTCGTGGTGAAGAGCAAAATTATAACTAAGCTTACGCCCTTAACTATATTGAGATAATGGATTACAAGCCATGTCAACGACACAAAAATTCCAAAAATCACAATTTCGGCAGCCAAAGACCATTCTGGAATCCTTGGAGAGTTTTCTATAAGAATTGACTCGGATAATGCTGCTTGAATTTTATGTGGCTCTAATAATCCAGATGGAGTTGCGATTTGTGGCATGATTCCTGGTGCTGTAATTCCAAGAAATACAAACTTACCTGCAACATTCATTTCTTGTAAATTAGTTTGTGGGGTATCTACCCAACTAATCCATTTACGACCAAGGCTATCTGTTTTGATTGGAGGCAATCCTCTAACACTAATTTCTTGTATACCAATGTCATTGGTTGTGATGATGTAAGTTTTTGCACCTACCAAGGTTTTTAATACCTCTGTACCAAAAGAACTTACATATCCATCTGGTGTTTTGAGTAGCAAGGGTATTCTTCTGACAAGATTGTCAAGATCGGTGGGTGCAGCAGATATACCTTCTTGTATATAGTTAGTTCTAAGGTTGTAAGTATTCTGTACTACACCCTTGGAAAGCATACCACCAACATCAGGACCTTTGATGACAGTACCAACTGTTTTTGGGTATATTTGATTTGGGTATTCAAATGAAGCCAAAATAGATGTACCATGTTTGAAGGAGTCTGCAAAAAAATTATCACCACCGAATCTGTCTGGATGCGGAAAGCTAACTACCCAACCCACACCCATAGCACCAGCATCCATAATCTCTTTGTGTATTTCTCCTAGCCTTTGCCTTGGTATAGGCCAACCTCCTTCTCTGTCTATATCTTCTTCAGTTATGTTAAGGATAGTAAAGTAACCAGAAGGATTTTGCTTGGGTACAAGATAGTCAAACACCTTTAACTTCAATACTTCTGTTGGCGTTGACTGATATAACAAAGGCAACACTAGTATTATAAGTATTGTGAATAGTAGTCGCTTCATTAATTACTTTGAGTGATTTTGATAGTACTACCAGTCCCACCATTTATTTTAATAATGTTGGATGCACCATCTTGTATAAAGATAACAGTATAACTACCAGCAGAGTCTATATCTATTCTAGCGGTATCACTAACGCTACGCATAAGTGTTAATACCTCTCCTGTTATGAAGGATGTTATTTGTGTGGATAAGTCTTGACCTAGCTGTGTACCAACTATATTAGTAGATGTGGCATCTTGTGCTAACTGATCTTCTTGTTGTATTTCTTGTAGCGCGTCTATGACATCTAGTAAATCTTCTAGGAAGTTTACATCAAGATAGTTTATATCTAACTCTGTAAACTCTAGTTCTTTTTTTGCGTCTAGGAAATCTTCTTCTAAGAAGTCCTCGTCAAGACCATCAAAGTCAAGTATGTTTTTCTTTTTGGTTTGTACTGTTTCTTCTATGACCACCTCTTGCTTGGGTGGATTAACAATAAGCATATTGTCTATAAGTTCTAGTGATAAATCTAAGATTACTGGCGAGCTTGGTGGTTTCTCAAAGACATCTACTGTTGTAGCCTCGTAAGGTTTACTAAGGGTTACAGTACCCATGGCTGTGGTTACTAATATTTCGCCGCTAGATACACCAAACTCATCT